ATTCATCGGTGCTCCCCCTGTGGACATTGATGGCATTCGTGAACCTGTATCTGGTTCACTTATGTACGGAAATAACATCATCTCTGGTGCTGTTGTTCCTTCCTCTAATGCTATTGGACTTCATTTGTATCCTATCTGGGAAGCTGCTTCTCTGGATGAATGGTTATACAATGGTGGACCTTTTCAACTTGTTGTATTTCACTTCCTCATTGGCATCTTTGCTTATATGGGACGTGAATGGGAACTTTCCTATCGTCTAGGTATGCGTCCTTGGATTTGCGTTGCATACTCGGCACCTGTTGCTGCTGCGACTGCTGTATTCCTGGTGTATCCTTTCGGTCAAGGTTCATTCTCTGATGCTATGCCTCTTGGTATTTCTGGCACATTCAATTATATGCTCGTCTTTCAAGCAGAACATAACATTCTGATGCACCCTTTTCATATGATGGGAGTTGCTGGTGTATTTGGTGGTTCACTTTTCTCTGCGATGCACGGAAGTTTGGTAACCTCATCACTGGTTCGTGAAACCACAGAAACTGAATCGCAGAACTACGGTTATAAGTTCGGTCAAGAGGAAGAAACTTATAACATATGTGCAGCTCATGGATATTTTGGTCGTCTTATCTTTCAATATGCGTCCTTTAATAACTCCCGTTCGTTGCACTTCTTTTTAGCAGCGTGGCCGGTAGTTGGTATTTGGTTTGCTGCTCTTGGTGTTTCTACCATGGCTTTTAATCTGAACGGACTAAATTTTAACCAGAGTATTCTTGACTCTCAAGGACACGCAATCAACACTTGGGCAGATATCCTAAATCGTGCCAATCTTGGGTTTGAAGTGGTCCACGAAAGGAACGCCCATAACTATCCTTTGGATCTTGCTGCAGTATCTACTACTGAAGTTGCTTTGACTGCTCCAAGTATTGGATAGCCCTTAAAAGATTGTAGGAATTATCTTGGAAATAACCAAGAGCATAGTTACATCTATGACACAAAAGTCCTCTAACATTCTCTGTCTTGTGGCAGTGATCTACATGGAATTTATTATATCTTCCACCTGGATCTGATGTTTCACAAATAGCACACTTATTTTCTTGTGACTCCAGTAGGAATGTAAATTCTTCTGGGGTCATTTTATATTTTGAGAATAAATGTTGCTCTGCTCTTTCTTTTTTTGTGCGTCTATCTCTTTTACTTTTTCTACTTCTATCGCAGAAATTACACATAGACCTGTGACCTTCTCGGTAAGTTCCATCTTTTCTTTTCACTCTAATTTTATAGAATTCATCAAGAGGTCTGGTAGTGTTACAATGTGTGCAGTATTTCATAGAGACATATATGCTTATATGTTTCTATTTATAATAAATAATCAATAAAAAATGCTCCTCATTCTCCTGCTCTTCCAGTTATTCGGAGTGTTCCTTTTTCTAATGTCCCTTCTATGATAACCTCCACCACATCAAATAAACTCGCAGAAATTATTAGAGATACCTGGCCCAATCTTTATAGACCACCGGCAGATTTCAAACCACCATCAGATTATAAACCAACAAAAGACAAATAAATACTCATAGATGCTTTCCTACATGGAACTCTATAATTCTTCTTCAGATTATTTGTATCATTTACATACGAGTTCATCAGCAGAAGCAAAACGAATATGGAGAAAGTCAATTCGAGAAAAATGGAATAATAAATGTGCTTACTGTGGAGGCACAAATAAACTCACGATTGACCATGTAGTACCACAATGTAAAGGTGGTAGTGATTTTCTTACAAACGTAGTATGCTGTTGTGAGGAATGTAATCGCTCTAAAGCACATTCCGACTGGGAAACCTGGTATTATAATCAATACTTCTTTACAGAAGAACGAATGACTGCTATAGTGAATTGGATGAAACCTCAAACTAATGAAAATCTATATAAGTACAGACCAAGAAGAAATAATGCATCTTAATGGAATCTGAAAGTAGAATGCCCCTAGTAAATCTAGGGGGGTTCATTATCGCAAACTTAACTATAATTATACCTATTTTGTTTATCTTATGACATTTACAGTTTATTCGAAAAGGCTTTGTCCTTATTGCGACAAAATTAAACAAGTATTAGAACATATATCAGTCATAAAAGCATATCCAGTAGTCATTTATGAATTGGATACTCATTTTAATAGAGATGATTTCTATGCTGAATTTGGAGAAGGTTCTACTTTTCCGCAAGTAGTATATCAAGACAAACATATTGGCGGATGTTCAGATACTATCAAATATCTACAAGAACACAATATGCTTTGATGTCTTCTATAAATAAATCAGGAAACCACAATATAAATCGTGGTTTTGAGTTAATGCTTCGCAGGAGGGAGAAAACGGTTCCAGAAGAACTTCAAGGAAGAAAGTTCAGATTTGGTAAAGTTTTTTCCTTCTTTCAAAGGGAAATACGATTTAGTTTTGAACTTTCTGTAACTGATAAAACGTAAATTTCTCGGAGAAAAAAATGACCGCACCAGAACTCACCCTTTTTTGTTTAGTTAGTTTTTTATTTTTATGTGTTGGTGGAGTTATCGGTTGGTTAGCAAAAAATCACTCTTTTGAAATGGAGACAAGAAATAGTGGTTGGTTACATCCTGAGTTTTTTGACTCTGATGGAAATGTAATTCCCGATGAAGTAATCTCAGTAAAATTTCAAGAAGGATTTTTTGATAGTGACGATGAAGATGATGAAGATATTGAAGATTGATAGATAGTATATAAATTATCACTGGATTTATAAAAAAAATGACCATTACATCAGTAACAAAAAAAGTCACAAGACCAAGAACAAAGGAAGTGACAATTGATCTTCCTGCCAACCCATTTGCATTTGAAGTTTTTGATCTTTTAAATAAGCAAAAAACAGAAGAAAAAAAAGTGGATGTTCTACGAAAGTATGAACATCCTTCTTTAAAAGCACTTTTTATCTGGAACTTTGATGATAGTGTAGTTACAATTCTTCCTCCTGGAGAAGTTCCTTATTCAAATTTGAAATCTGAACAAAAGTTCAGAGGAACTTTGACCGATAAAGTTGAGAATTTAGTAGATACGATGGGATATAATGAAACTACTTCTCTTGGAAATGCTTCTGATTTGACTCAAGGGCATACCACAATTCGTAAAGAATTCAAGAGATTTTATAATTTTATTAAAGGTGGAAATGATTCACTTGCTTCTCTTCGTAGAGAAACAATGTTCATTCAAATGCTTGAAGGGCTTCATCCACTGGAAGCAGAAATTCTTTGTCTTGTAAAAGACAAAAAACTTCAAACAAAATATAAAATCACAAAAGAAATTGTAACACAAGCATATCCAGATATTTCCTGGGGTGGACGTAGTTAAAAACTAAAAGGAGATTAATGTGAAAATTATTCATCAAGATTGCGAAAAATCTCTTTCTAGGAATAAAAGTCTTCCAGTAAATTCTTATCTTGTGACTTATTTTTCAAAAAATGAAGAAAAACATGATATTGTTCAAGCTTCTACTTTAGTAGAAGTATTTGATTATTATCATGATTTGTATAAGAATGTTATTTCAATTCAATGGACTGATGGTAAGATTAGTCCAAAGATGTACGGATACACTAAACCAGAAAAGAAAAAGAAACCATAATGTACGATACGGTCTTTATCTCTGATGTTCATTTAGGAACAGACAGATGTAATATTGAAAAGTTTCTCAAGTTTCTAAATGAACTTGATACTAAGAAACTTGTAATGGTTGGCGATATTCTTGATGTGCATTGTATGGAAAAGTACAATACGCATTGGAGAGCAAGGCATACAAAGGCAGTAGAAAAAATACTTGATATTTGTAGAAAAGGAACAGAAGTAATTTATGTTCTTGGTAATCACGATGCAGTGGCAAGAAAATATGTAAACAATAAATCTTTTAAGTTTGATAATCTTGTTATCTGTGATGAATATATTCATACCAGTAAGAAAAATAAAAGATTTCTATGTATTCACGGTGATATGTATTCTGAGTTCTCTTCTGGTTCTTGGAAGCAATATTTTATGAATAAGGGGTATGAGACAATCACTCCATTGAATAACTTTTTGAATAAAACTATTCGATTTTCTTTGGTAAACTTTCTGAAAGCTCTTCCAAGAGGAAAGAGATTTATTGATAATTATGAAATGGATTTGATTCGTTATGTGAGAAAGTTTGCTTCTTATGATGGAGTGATTGTAGGACATATTCATCACGCAAATATTCGTGAACAGAATGGTACAACCTATATGTGTTGTGGGGATTGGACGGATACTTGTTCTGCGATTGTAGAGAAAGATGGAATATTTGAAATTATTAAGTATTGACATCCTTTCTTTTTTTGTGTATAATTATTTCGAGATATTCTAAAAAAGTATGAACAAAGACAAACTTAAAATTCTAATTAAGAATATGGAACTTCTTGTTCAATCACTAAAAGCAGAAGTTTATTCAGACACAAAATCATATTCTTATGAAAATATTGCTCCACATATTGGAGATATTCGTGATTATGATGAAGTATTCGAAGATGATGATTGATGAGATATAAAGAAACTATTAGGTTAGTTAAAAAAGCACTTAAGACGCCTCATCTGTATTCTGAAGAGGAAATTCTTTATATGAAAAAAGCACTTGATAGTGCTTTGATTGCTCTTGCTCAAAAAAAATATAACAAAAAGAAAAAAGGTTTTGGAAATTATGAAGACCCCAGCAGTCAAACTGATACAAGCAACTCCTGATGCAGAAAAACATATTGCTTATTGTGCTCGTGTAAGCAATCCAAAAAATCAAGAGAATAGTTCTTTTGAGGGATTGCTTAGATATTGTATCAAGAATCAACATTGGAGCATTTTTGAACATGCATTCCTTACAGTTGAGATTAATACCTCGCTTGCGATTGCTACGCAGATCCTCCGTCATCGGAGCTTTACTTTTCAGCAATTTAGTCAGAGGTATGCAGACAGTACAGAACTTCAACTTGAAATTCCTGTACCTGATCTGCGGAGACAAGATACAAAAAATAGACAAAATAGTACAGATGATCTTGGAAGTGATCTAAAAGAAACTATGAGTTTATTGATCAAAAAGCATTTTGAAGAGAGTTTGAATGTTTACAATCTTCTTCTTGCTCAGGGTGTTGCGAAGGAATGTGCTCGATTCGTGCTTCCGCAGGCGACACAAACACGTCTTTATATGTCTGGGAGTATTAGATCCTGGATTCATTATATTGACCTTCGTAGTGCTCACGGGACTCAGAAAGAGCATATGGAGATTGCTGAAAACTGTAAGTGTATTTTTGTAAATCAATTTCCTATGATTGCTTCGGCACTTGATTGGGTATGTAATGACCCACCTTCACTTCTATTCTAAATATTTCTGTATATTATTCTAACAAATGCCGACATATCCATTAATTCATAAAGAAACTGGTGAAAAGAAAGAACTCTCCATGACGATGCTAGAATATATGAAGTGGAAGGAACAAAATCCCGAATGGGACAAGGACTGGTCTGCTGGTGTTGCTGGTGTAGGAGAAGTTGGAGAATGGAAAGATAAATTAAAGAAATCTCATCCTGGATGGAACGATGTATTGCATCGTGTTAAAAAAATGCCTAGATCAAACGTAAAACCTATCTCATAAATGGCTAGAAAAAGAAGAAGCAACGATAATCAATCCATCGGGATTGATAATGCAATGAAGCAAGTTAAGAGAAGAAAACCAATTGGTACAGATCTTCTTTTGAGTATTGAACCACTCACAGAAAATCAAAAACGATTATTTACTTCTTATGCAGAGGGTAAGCATTTAGTTGCTTATGGTACTGCTGGAACAGGAAAAACATTTTGTGTTTTATATAATGCTCTGAAAGATGTTCTTTCTGAAGTTACACCTTACGAAAAAATCTATCTAGTAAGGTCTCTTGTGCCTACCAGAGAGATTGGATTTCTTCCAGGTAGTCACGACGATAAGGCATCACTTTATCAAATTCCTTATAAGAATATGGTAAAGTATATGTTTCAGATGCCATCTGATACTGATTTTGAAATGCTTTATGGTAATTTGAAGTCACAGGAAACTATTAGTTTTTGGAGTACTTCTTTCATTCGTGGTACAACTTTAGATAACTGTATTATTATAGTTGATGAGTTTTCCAATCTTTCGTTTCATGAAATGGACTCCATCATTACAAGAGTTGGAGAAAATACAAAGATTATGTTCTGTGGGGATGCAACTCAAAGTGATTTGTTAAAAGCAAATGAACGAAATGGTATTGTTGATTTTATGAATATATTGAAAAAAATGCCGTCCTTTGATATTGTTGAGTTTGGTGTGAATGATATTGTTCGTTCAGGAATGGTAAAGGAATATATTCTTGCAAAAATGGAAGCTGGAATGTGAACTTCACTCATGTTGATATAAATCTTCCTGAACTTGAAAGGGAGACAATTGATGGTGTAAGATATTATAAAGTACCAGAGGGAGATGAGTTATTACGACTTGTCTCCATTACTTCTGTGACCAGTCATAAAAATCGGCAGTTCTTTGCTGATTGGAGAAAGAAAGTAGGAGAAGAAAAAGCAAATAAAATCACAAAGCAAGCAACCAGTCGTGGAACTGATATGCATACTTTGAGTGAAAATTATTTGAAGAATGAGGAATTTACTTCTGAAGTTCTTCCAATTTCGCAGATGTTATTTGGAATTGCGAAACCATATTTAAATAAGATAAATAATATTCACGCACTTGAACGATCTTTGTATAGTAAAGTGCTCGGAATTGCTGGAACTGTTGATTGTATTGCTGAATATAATGAAGAGTTAGCAATTATTGACTTCAAGACTTCGAAGAAACCAAAGCCAAAAGAGTGGATCGAACATTATTTCGTACAATGCGCTGCTTATGCTTGCATGTTATATGAAATTACTGGTATAATGGTAAAGAAATTTGTAATCATAATGGCCTGTGAAAACGGAGAATGTGAAATTTATGAAGAATACGACAAAGGAAAGTACATTAAGTTACTCACCGAATATATTAGAGAATTTGTTAGAGATAAACTTCAATCCTATGAATGAAGAAATTAAAGAAGAGTTAAGTAATAAATTTCTGTGCCCACAAAAGTTCGCACAAGAAATTGAAGGTATTGTAAAAAATTCAAGTGTTAATTATATTGACGCAATTGTATTATATTGTGAAAATAATAGCATTGAGATTGATACAATATCCAAATTAGTTTCAAAACCACTAAAAGAAAAGTTGAAGAATGATGCAACTCAACTTAATTTCTTAAAGAAAACCACAAAAGCAAAATTGCCTCTGTGACTGATTTTGAAACATATAAAACTTACTTAGCATTCAAAAATCATTTTACAAAAGAAACTTATGACTACCACAAGTATTGTGGAAGAAGTCGTGCGTCTAAAGATAGTTTTTATAAAAGGACTGATAGGTACTTTTTTGAAAGATTATCGAGACAAAAAAATGACGAAGAAATCAAAGCATATTTTGTTGCAAATTTTGTAGAATGCAGTGATCCAGAAAGATTGTGGATTGGTGATATTATTCGTGAAGGTGAAGATGTATATAAGGAATGGTTAAAGAAGTCCCAAAGCTTATCTTATTTGTTTAAAACAGAAGCAGAAGTTTTTATTCATAAAAAAAACTTTGAAGAATTATTTGATTGTAAAACAGGTAATCATCCAGAAATATTGAAAAAGTATTTACAAAAGGGTATTACACTAGAAACAATTACTATTCTGGATATGATATTGGGATATGTAAAGAATTTTGATAAAAAACTTACAGATCCGATTTGGAATTTTGTAAGTTTACGAATTCGAAAATATAGACCATTCCTAAATATTGATGTAGAAAAGTATAAAAATGTACTTAAGGAGATTGTATTATGAGCAAGTTTTTTCAATCAGAAGTAGTTAGAGCAAATTTGGAAGAACTTGAAGAAATGCAGAAAAGACTTTTTAAAGAAATGATGTATGTCCCTTTCTATGATAAAGAACAAAGAAAGGGACATTTGAATTTAATGAAAGAATTTCTAGAAAAACAAAAAGTTTTTATTTTTAGGCTTTCACTTTCTGATGACCCAGAAGCAGTAGATATGAAAGAGCGTATGCTTGATTCTGCTGAACTTCTTGGATTTGATAAAAGTCAAGGTTTTGATGCTTTTTTCAAAATGCTCGAAGGAACTATTAAAGGACTTGAAAATACCCTTGACGACTGACCTTATGCGTGTTATACTTGATACGTCAAACACATCCCAATACAATTAATACGGAGAATACAAATGTCATTTGCTGATTTAAAGAAGCAATCAAAGATGGGTTCTTTGACCGAGAAACTCATTAAACAAGTTGAGAAACTCAACGAAACTGGTTCCAAGGATGATGATCGTTTTTGGAAACCTGCTATGGATAAAGGTGGAACTGGTTCTGCTGTAATCCGTTTTCTTCCTGCTGCTGCTGGTTGTGAATTACCTTGGGCACAGGTTTGGTCTCACGCATTTCAAGGACCTGGTGGTTGGTTGATTGATAACTGCCTAACTACTAATAAGGGTCAATGTCCGATTTGTGAAGCAAATCGTGAACTTTGGAATACTGGAAGTAAAGATAATCAGAATATTGTTCGTGATCGTAAGCGTAAACTTTCTTATTACGCAAACATTTATGTAGTGAAAGATCCTGCTGCTCCTGAAAATGAAGGTAAGGTATTTCTTTATAAGTTTGGTAAGAAAGTTTTTGATAAGATTATGGCTGCGATGCAACCAGAGTTTGATGATGAAAAACCCATTAATGCTTTTGATTTCTGGGAAGGTGCAAACTTCAAGTTGAAGCTTCGTAAGGTAGAAGGATATTGGAACTATGATAAGTCAGAGTTTGCTGAACCTGGTCCTCTCTTGAATGATGATGATGCTCTTGAGGAAATCTATAAGTCCATTCACGATTTGAATGAATTTACAGATGAAAAGAACTTTAAATCTTATGAAGATTTGAAGAAGCGTTTGGGATATGTTCTTGGAAATAAGAGTGCGTCTAAGCGTCAAGATCCAGAAACACTTGATGAGGAAGAAGAGTTTGTGCCAACAACAAAGAGTGAATCTACATTCACTTCGTCCTCAAAGTCTAGTTCTTCTGTTGATGAAGATGAAGACGATGATGCTCTTTCTTATTTTCAAAAGTTAGCTGAAAGTTGATTTTCAAAATCGACTTTTGATTACCTTTTCCCCCGAGAAAAATTTCGGGGGATTTTTTTGTCTGTAGGGTTTTTATACCCCAGTAAGTCTTGGGTTATATGTTGATTTATTTGTTTGATTAATATAATCAGATGAAGATCCATATTTCATAGAATTTTTCAAGTCACTAATCATTACTGATAGATAATCTGGTTTCAATACTCTAATTTTTCTCTTATCTTCATTTAAACTTGTTTCATATTCATAATTGGTCACTTGTTTGGTTGGATTTAATGTGACTCTACTGTAATCAGTTTTTGAATATGTAATTGTAAAGTTTGAATCAACTTTGAGTCCAGCAGGAATTACAACTCTATTATAATTATCTAAAACTTCAGTAGTTTCGTGATGATGTATATTTGATATATTTTCATCAGAACCATACTTTTCTAGCATGTAGTTATATAAATCATAATTACTCAATGGCCATTGTTGTCTTATGTTTGTGATGTTATTTGTATGTAAAATGACCCAATCCAATTCTGAATTGTTATAAACTTTATTTGCAATTTGTTCTGGTCTTTCGTTGTCTAAAATTTCATAATAAACAAAAGCAGTAATGACATTAATAATATCATTTCTAATTGCTGCTCTTTTAAATATATTTTTGACAGTAATATAGTTTTCGTTTGAATCTGAATCTGGTAAACGAGAAAGATATTGTAAATTTGGTAGTTCTTTGAAATAACTCATTTTAGTAACCTACATCGTCGTTTTGTACTTGATCCAAATCACCAAGATCTCCAGATCTTGTACTAAAGATAGATGTCTGATAGTCAGTGTTATAAATTGGTTCAAGTTCTGCAAATTGCATCGTAATAGTTACAGATACTGGTTGCCCTTCGTCATAAGCAGCCCAAGTTCCTTCTGGTGCATAATTTACACTAAAATTAGTCAATGCACAGACTTTGAATTTATTCAATCCAGAAATGGGATTATTTTTTCCAGTTTTATATCTTAATTTAAAAACATTTGGAGTTCCAAGAAAAAATGAACTTTGTCCTGCTTGTCCAGTTTGTTTTCTTGGAGACATACCTTGCTTGAAAAAACGAATAATTCTTTTTACATTTCTTGCTTCTTTTGTACTTCTTGGACTCAAACGATAAGCAAATGTAAATTGACGAAGTTCCGGACTATTAAATAAAAGTTCCAAGTTTGAGTTTGGAACAATTCCAAAACCTCTTGCTAAAATACTTTCCGGTGATACTTCAAATTGTGCCGTTTTAAGTATTTGTGAAGAAAAAGCAGCGGAAAAAGCTCCTAGAGATTTTGGAGAACCAACTGCAGCACCAACGACATCCTTATATATTGATAATGCTGCTGCTCCTTTTGCTGCTTGTAATATACCTAAAGGACTTTGCCCTTTTGTTAATAATTGGCCAATTCCTGCAGCACCACCACCAAGAATGCCAGCACCTAAATGTTCTGACATTTTATTTAATGCAGTTCCAGTTGCACCTGCTGTCATTGCATTCATTTGATCAGAACCCCAAGAAACATTATTGCTGTCTGATATTCCATTTGGAATTGGAAGAATAGCTAATCCAATCAGTTCAGATAGTGCAGTATTTCTTTGTATATTATTTTGAATTACACTTGTTGGATTTGTAAAAATACTTTCTGCTCCTGTTGGTTGGTATCTATATTGTGATATTTCTAGTCTATCTTGTTCTGATGTAATCATATCAATTGGATATGTAAGTAATTTTGTGTCATTGAATAGTGCTTTTTCATTTGTATTTGCAAAAGCACTACCAGAAACATTAAAAGGAGTTAGTGACGGAATAGGATTCGTAATAGCTCCAAAAATAGCACCAACTTGTTGTATAATTCCTTGTGGTCCAGTTGGTGATGTTCCTCCTCCAATTTGTGTATCTTGAGATCCGGCTTTATTTTTTATAAATCCAGGAAGAACACCAGTTCCTGATGTTCCTCTTGCTTTTGTGATGCTATTGGTTACATTTTCGTGAACTGTTATTCTTTCTTTTGGATCTGATATTACACCAAGACCATTATTATTCCATACGCCATTTTCATATATTGCTACTTTTGCTGTTTGGACGCCACCAACAGTGACTATCTCATAAAGCTTTGTATTTCCATTATCTGGATCATAAGTAAGCTGAATTTTTCTTTCCCCTACTTGTAGTGGTTGTGGGGATAGTTTGTAGAAATCGTTATTTACTGGTTTTTCAGCCATTTATGGTGCCGATTGGTTATCTGGATAATCCCAAACTCTGGATTTGAATACTGGTTGTCCTCGTTTATCAACAAATCTTTCGGTTGGAAGTAAAGATACTTCTCTCCATTCACTTTCTGGGACCTTGAAAAAATGACTACCTACACCAGAAAAAAGATAACTATGTAAAGTTTTTCTTGGTGCATTCACATTTCCTGATTTATTTATGTACGAAGCAGCAACTCCCCCACGGTACTGTGGATTTAGATAATGAAGATTAGAACCAAAGAATGATCCTTTTCTTGGATTGACTTCAATAATATATGTTAGTGGTTGTCTGTCCCAAAATTGATACTTTTGTGGATATTTTGCGGAGTACATAAAAAATACTAAATCACCAGGAGTAATAAAGTGTGTATCAATTTCACTTATATCTTCATCTTGATAGTTTGATAACTCATTCATCAATCGATTTGTGTACCAATCAGTAGAACGATATTTTTTTCCTGCTTCTTTAAGTATTTTATCGGCAATCATATTTGAATTCCTAAATCTTTTTCTGTAAATATACGAAACTCCCAATTTCTATCTGAACAATATTCACGACATGCCTTCCATTTTGCTTGATTGACTGCCCAAGTTTTAACTGAATATGCCCAAGATTTTGTTCGTTTTGGTGGATTTGTGGGTGGTTCTTTTAGATCTTTTGCTGGTTTGATTTCTACAACTACTATTCTTATATTTGCATCTTTATCTTTATATTTAAGTTTCATATCTGGAAAATACCTATGAACTTTATTGTCTATTGGTGATACATAAGGAACCCAAAACTCTTCACTTTGATATGAGATGACATTTTCTGTTAAATCACAATATTGAAACATCTTTAATTCATAAGAAGACCTATAAACAATATTTGTTGGATCTCCGTTATATTTCTGTGGATTTTTTGGTTTGAACTTTCCTTGTTTATAGTTTTTGCTCTGACCAGACATACATAGTATAAGGAATTATACATATTTATCAAATGTCTCCAGCTCCTAATAGGGGAAAGCCAAATATAGGACCTTTATATGTTAGGATGACTACTCCATCTCCAGGAGGAGTACTTCCTGGAGCAAGAGATATATTTGGAAAACTTTCAGTTACGAGTCAATTTAAAGTATCTCTTCAGCTTAATAATGCAGATAGAGAACTGATGGGTTGGTTGAGAACATGTGAATTGACTAATGATGTGAGAGTTGCAAATACATTTGATTTCTTTTGTTCCGAAACTGCACTTCCTGGTGCAACATTTGATATGGCAGAAGAAAGTGGAAGTCGTCAAGGAATTATAGAAAGATTTCCAACAAGAAGAATATATCCAGATTTTACAATGACTTTCTATGTTGATTATGATTATAAATTGATTCGTTTATTTGAAGAATGGATGAATTATATTAATCCAATTTATGATTCATCGGGAATAGTTCCTCCAGATGCAAGAGGACAAGGAAATGCAAAAGATAGTCCAAACTTTTTTAGATTTAAGTATCCCGATAGTTATAAAAGAATTATTTCGGTTACTAAGTTTGAAAGAGATTTTTTAGAAAATCCAAATAAAAAAGGTGGAATGACTTTATCTCCTCCTTCATTGACTTATAGGATGATTGATTCATTTCCTACAAATATTACTGCAATTCCAGTTACTTATGAAGGAAGTACGATTACAAAAACAACAGTATCTTTTAATTACACAAGATATGTGATTGAAAAACATAATGGGTCCAGGACATAATAAATAACATTACTGTAATTGTATAACATGACTTTACCAAAAATATCTACACCGACTTTTGAGTTGGAATTGCCATCAACAGGAAAAACAATTAAATATCGTCCTTTTTTGGTCAAAGAGGAAAAGATATTACTTCTTGCACTTGAAAGTCAAGATGCAAAACAAATTACTACAGCAATTAAAACTGTATTGAAAGATTGTATTTTGACTAGAGGTATTAAGGTGGAAGAACTACCAAGTTTTGATATTGAATATATTTTCTTGAATGTTCGTGGAAAATCAGTTGGGGAAAGTGTAGACTTAATTATTACTTGTAGTGATGATGGTGAAACTCAAGTTCCGGTAACGATTTATATTGACGAGATACAAGTCCAAAAAGATGAAACTCATACAACTGATATTCGTCTTGATGATAATTTAACTTTGAGAATGAAATATCCTTCACTTGATCAATTTATTAAGTCTAATTTTAATTTTAGTGAAGAAAAAACAATTTCAAATATTGATGAATCTTTTGATATTATTGCATCTTGTATTGATATGGTTTTTACACAAGAAGATAGTTGGGCTGCAGCAGATTGTACAAAGAAAGAACTAAAGGATTGGATTGAAACGATGGATACAAAACAATTTAAAATGATTGAGAATTTCTTTGAGACTATGCCAAAACTTGCTCATACTATTAAAGTTATAAATCCAAAAACTGAGGTTGAAAATGAAGTAACGTTGGAGGGATTAACAAGTTTTTTCGGCTGATTATGGCTCATATGGAATTGGAGTCATATTTTAGACTTAATTTTGCACTTTTGCAATTTCATAAATGGCATTTGAGTGAAGTAGAAAATTTGATGCCCTGGGAAAGGGATATATATGTCGCATTATTACAACAGCATATAGAAGAAGAAAATCTAAAACAACAACAAAATGGCTCTTAAATCTGTTTTATCTCCGGAAAAAATAACAGGGAAATCTAATAAGGGTGTTTTGTCTGCTCGAAAATTTATTTCTGGTGGTTCTTCTTTAGGTGGTTCTGTATTTGGTAATGCGGCAAATAAGATTGTTAATTTTCAGAGATCTGGAGTTCAACCATCTCCAGTTGATGTTGGTAGTATTATAAAAACTATATCTGCAGGAGTAGTCAATAATTATAACAATCAAGCACAAAGTATTAATAATTCAGTCACTAATATAATCAGTAAAAGTGTAAGTAATTTATCAAAAGATTATCAGGATAGAATTAAAAAAGTAGATGAAGCAAAACCAACTGGAGTTCTTCAAAAGATTTTAGGTCTTTATAAAGACGTAATTGGTTTTATACAATTCTTTGGAAAAAGAAAATTTGTAGATGGATTAAGAGATAACTTAAAGGCACTTCAAAAATCATTTACTGATAGTTTTGAAGTTGCAAAACTTATTCGTCAGGCAATTATTAAAATTGTAAAACAACTATCCAATCTTCCAAAAGCATCATCATCTGGAGGTGGAGGAATAAATCTTGATGTTGATATTCCTGGTGGTGGATTGAAGAAATCTGCCCCAAGAGGTCTTGGAAGAATGATGAGAAGAGTTGGTGGTAAGGGTAGAATGCTTGCTCTTGGCGCTGGCGCTCTTGGATTGGGTGCTGCTGGTGGTGCAGCAGTAAATGCTCTTTCGGGAAGTGATGCAATACAACCTGGTGGTGCTGCTCCCGAAATACCTGGAAATATAGTTGATAGTTTAAGTAGTATTATTGATAGATTTGCACGAGCAATTGATAGTTTAGTCAAAGGTGGTTCTGGTAAGACTTCGGGATCTTCTTCTGGGGGTGGTGGCGGAAGTGCTGGAAACGTAGAAAAACCAAAGGGAACTCCTGGTGATACTTCTGGTGCTACTCCTGGTGCTCCTGGTGGTGCAGTTTTACCACAACAAGGAACTCCAGAAGAATTTAGAATTGCTGCTGCTCTTGCATCTGAAGGTGGATCTGGAGTAGATGCTACTGATATATTGCAAGTGGCTGCAAATAGAATTGCTTCTGGTAAATATGGAAAAACTTATACTGATGTTTTCGCACAACCAGGTCAATTTGAAGGAGTTTTTAGTAGAGGATTATCGAAATATAAAAATATAAAAACGAAAGAAGATGCTGCAAAATTTTTGGGAGTGAGTACATCGGGAATAGATCAAAGACTTGCTGCTATCAGAGATCCAAAATTAAGAGCACAATCTGCTGAATTAGTTCAAGGAGCTTTGGAATTTAGAGCAGCTCCACAATATTATCAGAAAGAAGGGTTAGTTAAAGGAGAAATGGATACAAGTGGAAGATTTTATAATTCTAAATGGAGAGGGACCGCAGGATCTAATCAATTTTTAACTGGCCCAAAAGATCCAAAAATTTCTGGTCCAGCACAAATTCAATTATCTACCAGTCAACCAACATCACAAGCACCACAAGCACAAACACAAGCAGCACCACAAGTACAAGCAGCACCACAAGTACAAGCAGCACCACAATTACAAACTCAAGTAGCACAAAGGGCAGCAGCAGTTTCTCAACCAGCACAAACACAACCACAAGTAAATTATCTTCCTATTAATATGGGTGGAGGACAGCAGCCGCAACAATCAGGAGGCGGCGGTCTTTCGGTCCCATCACCAGTACAGCAATCTGGACCTACAGTACCATCTCTTTCTGCTACAAATCCAGATAATTTCTTGGTTCTTTATTCAAGAATGGTTTATAATATTGTGGACGGATAATGGCTAAACTTCTTTCTTCTCCAATTGTTTCTGCTTCAAATAATATTGTTCTTTTTGCGAAGGGAACAAAAAATCTTCCCAAAGTGCAGAAGGGATTAGTTCAATTTAATCAGTTTTTACAAATCAAAACTGTTGAACTTGAAAGAACTAAACTTCCAGATAAGAAAAAAATTAAAGAACTTGCAAATCTGAATGTTGTATCTACGTTTGGTTCTGCTGGTGGATTGTTGGGTAGATTGGCAAGTGGTGCTCTTGATGTTGCTGGTTTCTTGGGAAATTTCTTTCCATCGAGAGGAAAACTTGGAAAACCAAAACCCGTAAAGGGAATAAAACCACCAAAACCAGTAGTTAGAGGACCGAAATTAAAACTTGGCGGAATAAGAGCACTTGGTGTTGTAAATGCTTTATTTGCTGGAGTTGATTTTGCGACTGGACTTCAAGAAGGAGAAAGTGTAGGAAAAGCAGCAGCAGGTGCTGGTGGTTCTCTTGCTGGAAGTTTGCTTGGTGGAGCAATCGGTCAAGCATTAATTCCTATTCCTGGAGTTGGATTTGTTCTTGGTAGTATGGCTGGTGGATTTTTGGGTGGTTATGCTTCTGATAGAGTATATGAAGGCGGAAGTTCACTTAAAGAAAAACTAACTGGAAGATTAAAAAAACAACAAGAAAAACAAAAAGTACTTACAGGAGATAAAAATAGTTTTTCTGATGTAATTAGTAAGTTTAGTGGTGCTGTGAGTAAATTTGAAAGAGGAGTTGCTTCTGGTTTATTTGGTTCTGTTTCTAATGCTGGTATGGGTTCCTCTCAAGAAGGTACGACAGAATATGGAGAATATGGAAATCGTAATGAAACTCCAAGTCAAACTCCAGGAGAAATGCAAGATTTAAATGCAACTGGAGGTACTGCTCCAAGTTCTAATCCAATTACAGGAAAATATGGAGAACAAAGAAGGGGACATATACATGCTGGAGTGGATTATGCTCCACCAGCAGGAACACCAATTAGTGTAATACAACCGGGAAGTGTTTCAAGTGCAGAGTTTAGAGACAATGGATATGGAAATCAAGTTAAAGTAGATCATCCAGGTGGAGTGAGTAGTTTTTATGCACATTTGAGTTCAATTTCAGTTAAAGTTGGGCAACAAGTATCCCCAGGAACTGTCATCGGAAAGGTTGGCAGCACAGGACATTCTACAGGACCACATTTGCATTTTGAGGTTGATGTGAATGGAAAAAGAACAAATCCAACATCATACGCCGATAAACTTTTTAGATTTGGTGGAAATGTGAAAGTTGCACCAAAAGCATCACCACAATCTTCAATGGTTCCTGGTAGTCAAGGAATAAAACAAGGAAAGGAAAATGTAGTAATTGGTGATAGTATTGCAAAGGGTCAAATGGATGCGACTGGAAAAAAAGGAAAGGCAGTTGTTGGTGCTTCTCCAGATAAAGTGATGGGTTATATTAATGAAATGAATCAAAATGGAAGAATAAAAGGAAATACGGTTGAGTTGTCTTCTGGACTTGCAAATAATGTAAAAGATATTGGAAATGTTCAAAAGCAACTTGAATCATTGAAGTCTATGGGTGCTGCTTCTGTTTTGTTATCAGGAACTGCTAAATCTGGAAATAGAAAAGACCAAATACAAGCAAATAATGAACTTGCTGCATTAGCAGCAAAATATCCTGGATTTGTAAAGTTTGGTGGTGGATTTACTCCAGGAGCAGATAATGTACATCCTGCTGATGCTGCGGCATATAATAAGCAATTAACTGCTATGCAAGCAATAGTACAACCAGCACCACAAGCACAGGTTGTTCCTGCTGCTGCTCCATCAGTACCTCAAGTACAAACTTATCCAACATACAATCAACCACAATCAAGTGTAACTGTAATGCCTATAATGATGAGAAGTCAGGGTGGTGGAGGACAACAAAAACCAATGATTATTCCTGGTGGCGGAGGAGGTGGAGGAACTGTCATTCTTCCTGGTCCGAGTGAAGGTGAATTGGTAAATAGTCTTATGAAAACTATATTACTTACTAATCTTTCGGCAACCTAATGTCTATATCAGTCGGCGCATTTAGACCAAATTATTTTGGTATACAATCATTGGATGGAAAAAATAAAGTTGATGTGACTAATTCATTGTTATCATTTGATTATTTTGAGGATTTATTGTCTCCTTGTATAACCGCAATTGTACAAATTGTAAATTCATCTTCATTGTTTAATATTCTTCCAATTCGTGGTGGCGAAAAGGTTGCGATTAGTATTGATACTGCTTTTGGTGAGTTTTTGCTTGATGGTGATGATGCATTATATGTGACGAAAGTGAGTGGATTAGACGCACAAACTTCAAATGAAAATTTTACATTACATATGGTTTCTAGGGAAGGTCTTACAAATGAAACAGTAAGATGTGAAAAAAAATATAATAGTGCAACAATTGATGTTCATGTAAAAAGTATATTAAAAGATACATTAAAAACAAAAAAATTTAATAGTCAAAATATAGAAATAACATCAAATAATTATTCTTTTATTGGAAATAATAAAAAACCATTTCATATTTTAACTTGGTTGGGACCAAAATCAGTTCCGGCAACATCAAGTAGAAGTGGAACTTCTGGTGAAGGTGAATATGCGAACGCAAAAGGAACTGCTGGATATTTATTTTATGAAAATAAAGATGGATTTAATTTTAGAAGTATTGATAGTTTAGTTGCAAATACTCAAATACAAAATCAAAGTGCAAATAAAGAAAAAATAATAACTTACATCTATACTCAAGTTATAGAAAACAATACACAATCCAATGAACTTAAAATATTAAATTATGAATTTGAAAAAAATATAGATTTGATGAAATCGTTAAGAGTTGGAATGTATTCAAATAAAAGTTATTTTTATGATCTGTATTCAAATAGTTTGGATATTTACAAATATACGTTAAAGGAAGAAATTGGAAATAAGTTAGGAAACAAAGATATTGCGGTTTCTGATGAATTTGGTGATAGTATTAGTCGTATTATGGTTCGTGTTTCTGATAGAGGTGCTTTAAATAGTAATGGTACTGTTTCCGATAAAGAAAGAAGTGGTGCTGATATGGCTAAATCTTATTCTAGATATAATATTCTATTTACTCAAGCACTAAATATGGTTGTGCCTTGTAATGTATCATTAAAAGTTGGAAGCATTATTAATGTAATATTTCCAAAAATAGACACAAAGGAAAACAAAGAATCTGATGATGAGCAGAGTGGTAATTATTTAATTAAAGGTTTGAGGCATCATTTTGAAGGAGGGCAAATGGTTACTAGTCTGAGACTAATACGTGATAGTTATGGACTTTATGGACCCAATAATATTTTCTAAAAACTATGGAATTAAAAGAACTTATTGATAAAATTTGCGAAGAAGTGCATTATTCGCAAAATGAACAAAGAAAAAGATATCTGGAAAGTTATCTTCAGGAACTTTTATCTTATCAAAAAAATAATCCAAATGAAGATAAAGTTCCGACTCCGTTGCAATTATATTGCAACGACCACCCAGAAGCATTAGAGTGTAGATTATACGATGATTGAAGAAAGTTTATTAAAATCCAATTATATTGGAAAAGATGGTTTTACTTGGTGGATTGGTCAAGTGGCACATTCTTCCGTTTGGGCAGAAAAATCAGAAATGTCTTTAGAAGGTACTAAAGATGGAGTATGGGGAGCAAGATGTAAAGTTAGAATAGTTGGATATCATTCCTTTGATGGAAATATTCTTTCTGATGATGATTTGCCTTGGGCACAAGTAATGCTAGACCCTTCCTTTGGAAGTGCTCAAGGTGGTATTGGAGGAACATTGCATCTAAGAGGTGGTGAAACTTGTTTTGGATTTTTCTTGGATGGGGATGATGGACAACAACCAGTAATTATTGGATTACTTTACCGTAGTGATGGAACAAAAAACTTACAGACAGAAGATGTCGTAACAAAAGAAAAAAGTTCAAAGTTCAAACCTTTTACTGGACATCCTGGAAATCTAATTAAACCATCACAAAAAGATAGCAGAGCGTCAAAATCTTTTACAGAAGCAGAGACATCACCATTATCTCAAGCATCTGCAACAAATATTGCCTTTAAGTCTGATTTTGGATTTAGCAGTACATCAACAACCAATAGTGCAACAATACAACAGTTTGGTGATAAAATTGCAGGAATTAAATCTGGTATTCCTGCTGCATCTACTCTTTCGGTAGAAAAAAAGGCAGATATTACTTTAGTTAGACCAAATGGATGTGAAAATAATTTAATCGGACAGATTACACAAGCAATACAAGACTTTATTGCAGTTACAAATGGACTTGATAGATATTTGCATACTTATATTGATCCAATCTTAAATGAAGTTGTAAATGTTGGAAATTTAGTAAAAAAAACGGCAAGTCAAGTTCTTGGAATTGTAAAATTAATTATTAATAATTTAAGAGGTACAATTTTTAAATGTATTGCTTCATTATTTCGTAAGTTAGTTGGATTGGTAGTTCCACCACCACAACAAACAATTGTTTTGGAAGCAATGAAGAAAATTTTGGATACAATATTTTGTATTCTTGAAAAACTTCCTGCTAGCCTTCTTAATTTTATTGAAAATATGCTTAGTGATTTGATTTCTCCAATAAATGCACCTGCTTGTGCTATAGAGCAATTAACTGCTGGTATTCTTTCTGAAATGATAAATGCTATTGAAGATGCACTTGCAGATATTATGTCTGGAATTAGTTGGTTGACTAATGGATTGAGTTCAATTACTGGAATTCTAAATCAAGCAAGTTCATTAGCATCACAAATTTTAAGTTTTCTTGAATGTACTGGACTTGCTTGTAAGACTCCAAGTGTTTGGGCTGCTAAATTTGGACCAAATGAAAAGGAAGCAGACGATTGGCAAAAAATGGTCTCTAATGTGAATGTATTAAATGGATTAAGTAAAGATTTGGGTTCTATTGAAGCAGCAATTGGAGAAACACCAATTTATGGTGGAATTAATGGAAGACTCAATTCTTTGTTTAATACTTGCAATCAAAAAGTAACAAATCCAACAAATCAAAATGATATAATACCATTACCCCCTGGAGTTAGATATCCAAGTTGTATTCCTCCAATTGTAAGAATTGTTGGTGGTGATGGAATTGGTGCTAATGCAGTTCCGATTGTTGGTGCAAATGGTTCAATTTTTTCAGTAGAAGTAATTAGTGGTGGATATGGATATAACACAAAACCAACAGTTGTAATTGTGGATAATAGTGGATATGGAAGTGGAGCAACGGCAGAGGCAGTCATTGAGAACCAAAAAGTAACTTCGATCTATGTAACGAATTATGGTTCTGGGTATTGTGCCGGAAATTATACTGGTATTGGATTTACATCTCCTTCTTCTGGTATTGGATCTACATCTCCTTCTTCTGGTATTGGATCAACATCTACTTCTTCAGTCAAACCATCTATAGTTTTAAAATTAACTTCTTCTAAGAATAATATTATAGAAGGAGATAAATTTGATGTAATTCTTAATACAGAAAATGTAAATGATGGTGCAAAATTTGATTATACGATTACTGGCATTCAAAGAAATGAAATTGATAAAGATTTGAAAGGATCTTTTGTGATTAATAACCGAACTTCTATCTTATCAATTCAAACAAAAAATAATCTTCTATATGATAAAGAACTTTTTACTTTAAAACTGAATGATTACAATAAATCTATTGACGTTTTATTTAATAAAAAACAAGTTACAAATAAAGATACACAATACATTTTAACTACTTCTTCCGATTTCATTACAGAAGGGGAAAGTTTTGTGATTAAATTGCAAACTAAAAATATACCAGACAATACATTAGTTTCTTATTCTATTTCTGGAGTTAATTCAAGAGTATTAAATAATTCCCCTCTAGTCGGTTCATTTCAAGTTATACAAGGAAAGGCAGAGATTTCGATTAAAACAATTAAAGGTGTGATAGATAAAAATTCTATATTTAGATTAGTACTTGATAATAAGAAAGCATCAGTTAGTGTATTAATAAAGGTGATAGCAAAATCTACTCCACCACTAGGAATTAGAACTGATGTGAGTGGTTGTATTGAGAAAATAATAGTAATATCTCCTGGATATGGTTATACGACTGGAGATAGAATTACTGATGGAAAAAATACATATACTCCAATTGTTTCTCCTGGTAGTGGTGCAATTGTAAATATATTACCACTTAATAGTCCAATTTGTGGTTTTACAGAACCTCCAGATCTCACTATAAATACAAGAACAGGTGTTAGTGCTCAAGTTATTCCACTTATGAAATATTATCCTTCATACGATACAATAGAACAACAAAAACTAACATCAATAGGAAGTACTTCGGTTATTGATTGTATATGAATAAGAGAAACCCATTTGCCAGACAGCTTCCAGGATTTAGATTTGAAGCAGGCACAGATAGTGCTAAAAACGGAAAAATAGATATTGCTTGTACAACAGATAAGGGACAAGGACTTATTATTTACGAAAATGGAAATTCTGATTTTGTTGTAAATAAAACTTCAAAAGAAGTCGTGGGACATAAAATTGCTGATGATAAAACACCAGCAAAAATAATTGATGCTCTAAATGGAGATATTCATTTGAGAGCAATCAATGGGACTATTATTCTTGAAGCAAAAAATATTCGTATTATTGGTGTAGATGGTTCGGAAGGAGAAGTAACAATTCAGGGTTCTAAAATTGTTAAAATGAGTGCTCCAAATGTTGAAATGCAATCAAGTGGAGCTGCAACAATTGCAGCGGCACAAGGCGTAAATATTGCCGGTTCTTATACTGATATTCATGCTTCTACACAAACTACACTTTCAAGTGGTGTAGATGCAGATAGTTCTTCGATTTTGGGACAAATAATAGCAGCGATTAAAAAATTCAAAGATTTCTTCAAATCCATATGTAACTAATGGCTGATTTAACAATTGCGAATGTTGGGGAAAAATTAATTTGCGGGCAAGTTGATACTTCGTTTTTAACTGCAGGTGCTAAATTAACACCAGGAACTGCTGCATTAAATGGCCCAGTATATATTGGCGGAACATTACAGGCAGGAATAGCAAGAGCTGCTTGTATGATTGGTCCTCCAATAGGAGTATCAGTTCCTGCATCACTTGAAGTTACAGGCATTTCAAATCTTCTTGGACCGATTACCAATATAACTGGTATTACCAATAATCTTGGGATTTTTAATTGCTATGGTGCAGCATTTAAAAACGGCATAGATATGTCGAATGGATTAAAAGTAAATAATAGTTCTCATATTACAAATGGAGCAAAGGTAGTTAATGGTCCTTTAGTTGTAATGGGTATTTGTAATGTGGTGGGTATGTTTAGTGCTCTTGGCGGAGTTGCAGCACCATTTAAGTTATTTGATATTCCACATCCAACAAAGGAAAAACATAGGTTAAGGCACGGTTGTTTGGAAGGACCAGAAAATGGAGTTTATACTCGTGGTAGATTGATAAATTCGAATATAATTAATTTGCCTGATTATTGGACTGGATTAGTTGATGAGACATCAATTACAGTTCATTTGACTTCTTATATTTTACATCAAGAACTCTATGTAAAAAAGATAGAAAGTAATCAAATAAAAATACTAAACAACTCGGGTGGAAAAATAGATTGTAGTTATATTGTATATGCAACAAGAAAAGATATTTCAAAATTGATTGTCGAGTACGAAGGAGAATAGATATGACGAGAGAAACATTAATTATAAAATATGATGCGGAATTGAGTTTAATACAAAATCAAATTACAACAATTGGAGAGTTGAAGGAACCACTTCAGTCTTCGATCAATGAACTTGTATCACCAATCTCACAGTTGGATGAGAATATAGCGCAAGTTACAGTAAATATTAATAAAAAAATATATGATATTTCAATTCTTTCTGGAATTGCTAATAGTTGTGGTTGTGGTACTACATCTTCTTTTTATTATTATGAACAAGCAAAAGCACATCGTATTAATGCAGAGAGTACTTCATATTTTGGAACAAATCCATATTCCCCACTTGATGGAACAGATGGATCGACTGCACTTACTTCTGGAATTGGATCTACTTCTGTAGTTGTTGGTGCAGATAAGAGTTCAATATTAGAATTAGTTATCAATAATCCTGGATCTGGATTTATTTCTTCTACTTACTATGGAAAAGTTCTGAATGGTGGAGGAGGAAATGGAGCAAAGGCAGATGTGACTGTATCTTCTGGCGGAACAGTTTCGAGTGTAATTGTGAATAATGGCGGAAGTGGATATTCGGTAAATGATGTTCTTACGATTGCTACATTATCTGGAGCATCATTTAAAGTAACTGATGTTGGTTCTCCTATTTTGGGTACTGGAGTAGATACTTATATTGTTGCGAGTGTAGGAATTGGATCTACAGAGATTTATGAAATTAGTTCTAGTGAAACAAGTTCTTGTCCTACATCTTGTTCTACTTATGCTTCTCAAATAAGTACATTACAATCAGAGTTGAATACATTAAAATCTCAAAGAGATGGAATTATAGTTGGATCCAATTCTCTTAAAGTTGAAACTAAAAGGTCTTATACGCAAAGATATGGATACATATTTGCAGAAGGTGATTTAAATTCAAGAAAAGGTGAGATAGATAATATAAAATCAGTTTTAAACAATTCAACTTATAATCAATATTTCTCATGAGCATTCTTCTCCGAGACACTAGAACTGGTATAATTACATCTACAGATCTATTCGGAGATACACTTGGTCTATATCTTCGTGAAAATCCAGATATTGTAAGAGTTGGTTTAGGGACAACTGCAAATTCTGATTATTATGTTTTGTTGAATTCAAATGATATTGAATCTACACAACCAAATGTAAGTAATAACTTAAAATTTAATCCTTATACTGGTTCTTTAAGTGGAATTAGTAGTATTTCTGGAACTATTGGATATGCTTCTAATGCTGGTATTTCTACTTATGCTACTACAGCAGGTATAGCAACTTATGCTTCTAATGCTGGATATGCTTCATCAATTACAGTTGGATTGGATAATTCAAATGAAACCAGATATATTTCATTTGTAAAATCAACTTCTGGAATTAATACAATTTCTGTAGATACTGATTTAACTTATAATCCAAGTACTGGTGTAATCAATTCTCTCAAATTCGTTAAAACTGGTGCGACTGCTACTAACTTTTTGAAGGCGAATGGTGATGATAGTGTATTATTATCTTCAGAAGTTGCAAATGCTCTTGGATATGTTCCGGCAAACTCTGCATCTGTTGTTGCTTATAATGGAACAACAAAAACTGCTGGACAGTTTGATGGAGGAACAACTGCACCATCAAATACTACCAGATTAAATTATGATGGTTATTTGTATGCTACAAAAATTTATGGAGATGGTTCAAGTCTTTCTGGTATTGATGCGACTAGAATTATTAATGGAAATTCTAATGTGACCGTAAATGGTGATAATACAATCACCACAACAGCAAATTCTGCGACAATTAATACTGTTTCTTCTACTGGAGTTGCAATGTCTTCTGGCAAAAGACTTGATATATCTTCTTTTACTGAAACTGTTCAAACTCTTGGATCTTCTGGGTCTGCAATTAGTGGTTCAAATGCTTTGGATATTGGGACATACTCTACATTTATTGCTTATGTCGGAACATCTGCAGTTACATTTACTTTAACTGGTGGTGTTAATGGAAGACTTTCTTCTTGGACTTTAATTTTAATTTATACTAACTCTGGAACAAGATCTATAACTTTTAGTTTTGGAACATTACGATATCCCGGTGGTTCTTCGTCTATTACTTTGTCAAATGCTCAAGTTCATGATGTATTATCATTTTTTACTGCAGATAATGCAACAAATACTTATGCCTCAATTATTGGATTGGGATTTGCAACATAATGTTTATATTAAAAAGACTTGCCGGGGCGTTTGTAAAAATTTATAAACCCACAATCACATCACCAACAGCAAGTCAAATTGTAGGTAGTAGAACACCAACAATTACATCAAGTGCTTTTTCCAAATATGGTAACATAACTCACGCATCAAGCGACTGGCAAGTTTCTGATGCTTCAGATTTTAATACAATTCGTTGGTCATCAAGTAATGATACATCAAATAAGACATCAATCACTTCTAGTGACTTGGCAGGTGGAGATCGTTATGTAAGAGTTAGATACAAATCAAATACTGGAATTTATTCTGATTGGTCTGATGCTGTTCTATTTACTTCTCCTTGGGCAACTGGCACTGGTGTTTTAGTAAGTTCTACAGTATTTGAACTTCCTACATCAGCACCTGTAACCATACAATCGGGAACTTATCGCATTACTCTTTGGGGTGGCGGTGGCGGTGGTGCAGCGGGTGGAGGAAATGGACCACGATCAGGTGGTGGTGCCGGATCTGTATCCAAAGATGTAACTTATCCATCACCAACATCCATTCCATTTAGTATAGGACTTAAAGGTGGATATGGAAGTCAAAATTCTGGAGGAGGATATGGTGGATCTCCAGGTGGCGGGGATGGGGGAAATGCTGGTGGTGGTATTGAATGGTGTGGTGGTGGCGGTGGCGGATATTCAAGTGCAATAGGTATGATTGCTGCCGGTGGTGGAGGTTCTGGTGCTGATGGTGGTGGCCCTGGTGGTCCTGGTGGATCTGGTGATAGTTCTGGTGGTTCTGCTGGAGGAAATGGAAATTCTGGAAGTCCTGGAAATGGTTATGGTGGAGGAGGTGGAGGAAGTAATCAAGGAAATAGACCTCAAGGTGGACCAGGAGGTGGGGGTTCAAATGGAGGAAGTTACTCAAGTGGATATAGTTCTCCTGGAACAGTAGCAGCAAATCGTTATTATTCTTCTACTAGTTCATATTATTATGGAGATGCTGATACTAATGGTGGTGCAAGAATTCAAAAAATTGCAGCACAAGTTACTCCAGTAGTTTCAATCACAAGCAATCTTTCATCAACTGCAAGTTCAACTGCCGGAAGTAGTTCATCTTTTAGTATTACTGCTACTGATACTGCAAATAATGATAGTACAGTTGCGTATCAGTGGTATGTAAGTACTGATGGTGGAAGCAATTATTCTGCAATTTCTGGGCAAAATGCACAAACATTAACCAGATATCAACCATTTTATTATAGTGATAATGGGCATAAAATTAAGTGTAGGGCAACAGTTACTAATTCTGTCGGCAGTAACTATACAGATTCTACTGTTTGTACTTTAACAGTTGCACGAAATTATGATTGTAGCGGTGCAACTGTCACAGGAACACTAAACCTTTCTAGCTCAGGTCCAAAACCATCCACTAATGGTAATGGAGATGATACCTGGGGAACTTGGTCTCCTGGATATGATGATATTTGTGAAATTAATGGAAGTACAAATAGTTTTAATGTTAAGGGTAGATTTTGTAATTGGCAAGCAAAATTAGAACTAAGAATTACAAGGTCTACAGACGGAACTCGTCGTCATTGGGGAGATCAAACACGAAGTGGTACTCAAGACAATTATCAAAATTTTCAATTAAATGCAAATGGTGGTGGATGGGATCCAGGAAATGATGGTATTCCGACATTTCGTTTGATGATAGTTGATAGTGATACTCAATGTCAAAATGGTAATCAAGACATTGGTGCAGAGCAAGAAACTACTGTTACATTGAGTTATTCGTATAAAAGAAGAACCTATTACTACGATAGTCGTCCATAAATAGTTTAAAAAAATATGAACATATCTCACCAAGTTAAATCAATTACTCCAAGAGTTAAAGATCATAGAGGTTATACTGATATGATTTTTGATTTGTCAGTTTTTATTGACTATACTGATGATGAAACAAACTCAAGTGTTGGGTATCAATTATCTTATAAGTTTGATACCGAAACCGAATATTCGGAAGAAAATCCTTTTATTCCATTTGCTGAAATTACCGAAGAACAAATCAATTCTTTGATTGAAACTTTAATTGAAGATGAAAGAGTGGGTGGGCAGTTAACCCTTCAAGAATGGGCTGAGAGAAGATTTACTGAAATTTATGCAGAACCGGTTTCTAAACCATTTACTTTTCAAATTCCAGTAGATTCTGTTGGGATTGGTACATCTCCATAATTTTTCCAATACCCCTTGACAGACCCCCAAATCCGTGCTATGATATACGGGTGATGAACAACGAACCACCTATGATGATTACCCGAAATGCTTTGACCGAACTTCAACAACTTCAAGAAGATGTAGCAGAACATTTTGCAGACGAAAATATAGTAAGTGGTGAACTTTATTGGACTTGTGTAGAAGCACTTGCAACTGCAAAACTTGCTGAACTTCGTGGTGAACTTGTTGCTTGACGGATTTGTGTTTTTGGGATATTATAAATGAGGTGAGATACTTACTAAACCCCTTCCGTGTGCATAGAACCTTTTAGGTTCTATTGTATGCCCGTGTAGTCCAGCGGCAGAGACAGAGGACTTAAAATCCTTCCAGGGTCGGTTCGAATCCGACCACGGGCATAAAAATATAGTGTCTAAATAAGACAGAAGAAATATCTGTGCTTATAAAATGCCATTATCAAGGTTAGAGAATTTTTTAAAGAATGCTGAAGGAAATATTCTTTATGTTAATCCTTCAGATTTTGATGCTACGGATAGTTATGAGAATAAAGGAAATTCTCTAGCTCGTCCATTTAAAACTATACAAAGAGCTATAATCGAATCCGCAAGATTCTCGTATCAAGTAGGAAGAAATAACGATAAGATTGATAAAACTACAATTCTTGTATATCCAGGCACACATTATATTGATAATCGTCCTGGATTTGCACTTAAGTCTGATGCAACTCTTTATAAAAGAACAGGTTCGGGTTCTGGTGCAACTTGGACTACAAGTGGAGCAACAATTACAGAATTAGGATCTTCTTTCAATACAGACATTTTTAATGCAAATAATGATCTGTATAAGGCAAATTCTTGTTTTGGTGGTATAATTATACCTCGTGGTACATCTATTATTGGTATAGATTTAAGAAAGACAAAAATCCGCCCGCTTTATGTCCCAGATCCTTTAGATGATTACATTGAAAACTCTTCTATTTTCAATGTTACCGGAACTTGTTATTTTAGTACATTCTCTTTCTTGGATGGTGACCCAACTAGAAGTGTTTATAAAAATTATACCGATACAACTTTTGTTCCAAATTATTCTCACCATAAACTAACAGCATTTGTATATGCTGATGGAGTAAATCAGGTTAAATTGGGAACTACTGAAACAGGTCTAACTGATCTTCAGATGTATTATTATAAAGTAGGACTGATATATGGTACTGCATCTGGAAGATCTCTTGCCGATTATCCTACTGGTGTTGATTTTGAACCATCGGTAGATGAATATCGTATTGTTGGTAATTTGAGTGCAAATCCAATTGGAATTACAAGTATTCGTGCTGGAGATGGCATTTCACCAACTCAAACAATTACTGTAAATACAAGTTCAGAACACGGATTGTATGTCGATACTCCTTTCTTAGTGAGTGGTGTCGGAATAGATACAAGTGTTTATAATGGATCTTTTACGGTAAGAGAAGTTGTAGGACTTACAACATTTACTTATACCGCATTAAGTTCTCCAGTAGTTGCATTACCAGATGTAAATACACAACTACAAAATGCTCAAATTGTAATAGAAGCAGATAGTGTATCATCAGCTTCTCCATATATTTTTAGTTGTTCCTTAAGATCTGTTTATGGAATGTGTGGAATGTTTGCCGATGGGAGCAGAGCAACTGGATTTAAGTCTATGGTTGTTGCTCAATTTACTGGCATTTCACTTCAAAAAGATGATAATGCATTTATTGAATATGATTTGGTCAGTAAATCATTTAAAAATAATAATGAATCATCACATTCTCCATTACACACATATTCGAACTCAATTTATAAACCATCATATGAAAATTATCACATTAAAGTAACAAATGGTGGATTTATTCAGTGTGTTTCGATTTTTGCGATTGGTTATTCGAGACACTTTGTTTCAGAAAGTGGTGGAGATATGTCCATCACCAACTCAAACTCTAACTTTGGTGCAGTTTCTTTAGAATCTGGTGGTTTCCGTGTAGATTCTTTTGATAGAGATAATACTGGTTATATTACTCATATTATTCCTCCAAGAGAATTAACAACACTAGAAACTGAAGTTACTTGGTTATCTTTAGATGTATCACAAATAATATCGGTCGCTAATACGTCTCGTTTGTATTTGTTTGGATATAAAAATCAAGAGATTTCTCCACCTCACCAAATTGATAGTTATAGAATTGGAGCAAAGCAAGGCGACTTGCTCAACTTAACTGTAACTGTTGGTGCTGCACTTACTACTTATACTGCTCCAATTTTAATGCAGTCTCCAGATGGAACTACATTTAACTCAAAGAAAACTTCATTTGTTGCAAGAAATGTAGGAATTAATAGTATTACAAATAATATTTTTACATTAACTAGCAATCATAAGTTCTATAACGGTGAAAAAGTTAGAGTTTTTAGTGATAATGCAGAAGGACCAAGTAATATTGAGTTGAATAAAGTTTATTATGTAAGTACAACTGGATCACCAAATTCTATTAAACTTTCACCGACTTATAATGATGCAATTGCTGCAACTCCAAGAACAATTAGTGATATTAACAATCTTGGTGGAAATCTGACAATTATAAGTTCTGTAACCGACAAGCAACCAGGAGAATTTGGACATCCAATTCAATATGATACTTCAGTATCTTCTTGGTATATTAATAGTTCTTCTTCTATTCAAGACAATAACATTTATTCTACAATCGTAGGTCTTGGTACAACTGGACTTGGATTGGAGACTAGTTCTGTATTTATTAAGAGAAAACTAGACAATCGTTCTCTTGCTGATCGTGTTTATAAACTTCGTTATGTAATACCAAAAGAAGCAACGAATGCTCGTCCACCAGTTTCTGGTTACATACTTCAAGAATCAAGTACTACTGGAATTGGAAGTGCAAGTATTTTGACTGGAAATCTTGCAAGTCCTTTGGATTTAAGAAATCCAAAAATTATTACAAATGCATCGTATTCTTCAAATACTATTACAGTTACAACTGAACTTCCACATAACTTTAAGACTGGTGATGGAGTCAGAATACAAAATATAAAAAGTACAAATAATCCTGTTGGATCTGCATCTTCTACTTTTAATGGTTCATTTAGAATTTCTTCAATTCCAAGTTCAAAGATTTTTACAATTTCTGGAATTTCTACAGATCCTGGAACATTTACGAATATTACAAATCAAAGAACTACAAATCAACAAGTTGCTGCTCTTCCAAAAGTTTATCGTGAAAGATATGAAAGTACGTTCTTTATTTACAGAATAGATGAAATCAAAAAGCATATTTCTGGTTCTTCGATTTCTGGTCAGGATGGAATTTATCACTTAACTGTGATGAGTTCTGATGTTTCCCCAACACTTGCAAATGTTGGATATGGCATTAGTCTTAAAAACTTTAATCAAGATGTAAGAAATCTTTATCCTCAATTGGATCGTGATAATTACAACTCTGATCCAAATGAAACATCTTCTTATTCTAATGTGAAACCTCTTGGTGGTACAAATGTTGATGATAGAAGACATTCCGTTACAAGAGAAGCAATTAATACCTTTTTAAAAGAAAATACTGTTGGATATGCAATTACTGGAGCAATTGTAAGTGGAACTGCAGTTACTTTTTATACAGATAGAGAGCATAATTTAAATTCTATCAAAACTTTATCTTTATCTAGTGGTGGTTCTGGTTATGGTTCTACTACTCTTTACTCTGCAGAACTTGTAAATTCTTCAATCACAGGAAGAAATGGTTCAGTAAAAGCAACTTTAGGTGGTGGTGGAGGGATTTCTGCAATTCAAATTGTTGATAATGGTTCTGCTTATTCTATTGGAAATACGATGACGGTATCAGGAGGAACTACTCTTGGAATTGTATCTGTAACTTCTATAAACAATAATATTGGTGATGCATTGCAGGTTGTGGGGGTTTCTAGTGATGGATATAATGGTGTATTTAAAATTACTGGTGTCCCTGATGCAAAATCAATCACTGTTTATAATCCAAATAATGTATCAGCATTTGTGTCTAGGACAGACGGAAAATCACCTTTTGTTGCAGTTGTAGGAAAGGGATCTTCGATTGCAAGTTTAAGTTTTAGTGATATTAGAACGGGAATTGCAACTATTACTACTACAAATTCTCACGGATTACTTGTTGGGAATAAGTTTTCAATCGTCGGAACAGCACATACAATTTACAATAACTCATTTGTAGTTAAAGAGGTTGTTGGTCTTACTACAATCACATTTAATATTGGAATCGTAACTTCAACACAATCATATACTGGTGGTGGATATGTTTTAAGGCAAGGAATTGCAGCAAATGCTCTTGCTATCGGTGAAGGAGAAATTAATCTTGGTGGACGTTCTTCTTACATCTATGCTGGTATAAGTACTACACTTTCATCTGCATTGAGTGCTTCTGATACTTCGATAGTACTTGCTGATATTGGTGGATTTAGTAAAGGAGATTTTATTCAAATTAATTCTGAAGTTCTCCGTATTATTGATGATGCTTGTAGTTTAGTAATTCGTGGACAATTTGGTACTGTTTCTGCTGCAGCAGATAATGGAACACTAGTAAAGAAGATTCGTGTAATACCAATTCAATTTCACCGTCCATCATATCTTCGTGCATCTGGACATACCTTTGAGTATCTTGGATTTGGACCAGGAAATTATTCAACTGGTATGCCTCAAAAACAAGATAGAGTGTTGAGTACTGATGAAGTTATTGTTTCTCAAGCAAGAGAACAAGATGGGGGAACAGTTGTTTATACTGGAATGAATGATCTTGGAGAATTTTATTCTGGTGCAAAGAAACTTGTTTCTGTAACTGGTGAAGAAGAAGTCTTTGATGCACCTATTTTTACATATACTGGTGATGATGCAAATACGGATAGTACAAAGAGATTGAGTGGAGTTTTTGATGATTTGGTTGTAAGAGATCGAATTACTGTAGAAGGTGGAGAAAATAACAATCAAACTTCGCAGTTTTATGGTCCAGTCAACTTTACACAAAAAGTAACAAGTACTTCTACTGCTGGTGCTGAAATTCGAAATTTATTCCTTAAGGGGAATACTGCACAACCAAAACTAATCACAGTTGGAATATCAACTCCAACTTCTGCTGATATTCCTGGTGCTCGTTCTGGTGATGTTTCATTCCTAGGAACACCACAAAGAAGTGGATATGTTGGACACATTTATGTTGATGGAGATTGGAGAAGATTTGGACCAATTAGTTCCGAAAAGGATTTATCTTATTATAGAATGGATAAATTGGGAATTGGTCAAACTTCAGTAGTTTTTAATGGTAATGAACTTCTTGAGGTGAACGGAACCGTCAAGATGAAAAATCTATATGTTACTGAAAATGTAACATTTATTGCTCAACAAACTTTTTCAAATGTTGCTTTTGAAGGTATTACAATTTATAATGGAGCTACTTTCCCAGGAACTCCATCAACTGGCGGTATTGCTGTAACTGCTTATACACAAAAACATCTTCAAGGCATTTCGCAACTTTATAATTTAGAAGTTGTTGGTACTGCAGCAACATTTAATAGTGCAAATCTAACTGTTCAGAGTTCGCTGAATTCGACTTATCTTGGAATTTCTACATTCCTTGGTGGTTTGTATGTTGGATTTGCTACATTTGCAAATGTGACTGTTACTGGTATTACTACAACCAATAACTTAAATGTAACTGGAATTGTAACTGCAAAATTTGGTCCAATAATTGGGGCAGGATTTAGTGGTGCTACATCTGGTGTTACGACTCTTCGTTCCGAATCTGTTGCAGGAGGAATTTTAACATTACCGACAGTTGCAGTTTCAGATACATTAGCTGCAAAAGAAACTTCAGATATATTCAAAAATAAAACAATTTCTACTACTTATAATACGATTAGTGGATTAACAAATGCAAATCTTTCTGGAACTGCTGGAATTACAAATGCAAATCTAGCAACTCCTACGATTTCTGGTATTTCACTTGGAAGTAATCTTGCTACATTAACATTTGGGACATATTTGACTGGAACTTCTTATAATGGTTCTACTGGTGTTACGATTGCAACAAATGCTACAAGTTCTAATACTGGAAGTACATTAGTTGCTCGTGATGCTTCTGGTGATTTTGCAGCAAATAGAATTACATCATCTATTAAAGCAAATGGATTGACCGAAGGTGTAAGTGTAAGTGGTTCTTCTCTTACTGGTTCTGTTAATATTGATTTGATTTCAAATAATGTTTATTATTATACTGCACCTGCAACTGGGAATTGGACACCCAATTTCCAGGCAAATTCTTCTACGTCATTAAATACATTCCTTTCAGTAGGAG